GGTTGTTCGCGGCACGGATGTCATCTAGCGACAGAAATTTTTAGACGACTTCGCTTTGGAACTTAGGAAAAAACTTATGAGCAAAACTGACATAACAAAAACTGCAAAAGAACTTTCAGAGATCTTGGATATAACTGATCGTAGGGTACAGCAGTTAAGTAAACTTGGGGTAATACCTAAAGTGGCAAGAGGGCGTTATCCTTTATTTAAAGCCATTCACGGTTATATTAAATATCTTAGAGAACTATCACTAGAGTCGGATGCTCCATCAGATCTTAAAGATGCAAAGTTAAGATCCGAAAAAGCCAGAGCAGAAATTTTAGAACTTGAAGCAGCAACCAAAGCAGGCGAACTGGTACATAAAGATCATGTATCAAAAATCTGGACAAGCATAACAAGTTTAATAAAAGCAAAAACACTAACGCTTCCAAGTAGAGTGGGAGCTGATGTATATGCTGCACGAAATCTAAACGAGGTTAGATCTATCCTCGAAGATGCAGTTCAAGAAATACTTATTGAGTTAAGTGAAACAGAAATAGAGATAGATGATACAAGTACCAACAGAGAACTCAGCGGAGATAGCGAGGACGGCACTAACGAATCTTCGTCCACCACCGAAGCTGACGATCAGTCAGTGGGCGGACAATTATAGATTTCTAAGTTCTGAAGCTTCAGCTGAAGCTGGTAAATGGAATACATCAAGAGCTGAATATCAAAGAGAAATTATGGACACTTTCTCTCGACCAGATGTTGAGAAGATTGTCATAATGAGCAGTTCTCAAATTGGGAAAACAGAATTGCTTATGAACATCATCGGATTTCATATTCATTATGATCCGTGTTCAATGCTTTGCATACAACCAACATTGCAGATGGCAGGAACTTTCTCAAAGAATAGAATAGCTCCGATGATAAGAGATAGCGCAGCACTAACAAATAAAGTGCAACCAGCAAGAAGCAGAGATAGTAATAATACTATTTATGCTAAAAGCTTTACTGGTGGATCTCTGGATTTAGTTGGATCTAACTCAGCAAGCTCAGTTAGTTCTCGACCAATTCGGATATTGTTATGTGATGAGGTTGATAGATACAGCGTTCAAGGCACACAAGAGGGCGACATAATATCTCTTGGTATGCGAAGAACCTCGAATTTTTATAATAGAAAAATCGCTTTAGTAAGTACGCCTACGATAAAAGGCAGCAGCAGAATTGAAGATGCTTATGAGCAAAGCGACAAAAGAAAATACTATGTTCCGTGTAAAGACTGCGGAACTTTTCAAACTTTGGAGTGGAAAAATGTTTACTGGACTAAAGGAAATCATCAAGACGCGGTTTACACTTGTAAAGAATGTGGTTCTGCATGGAGCGACTCTGAGCGACTTGCTGCAATACGCAAAGGCATTTGGAAAGCTAGTTCTGACTTTAATGGAACAGCTGGCTTTTGGATCAATGGTCTTTATTCTACTTTCACTTCATTGGGTGAAGCGGTTGATCTCTTTCTTAGCAGCAAAGATCTTCCAGAAAAACTAAAAGTATTTACAAATACATTCCTTGCTGAAAGCTGGGAAGAAACAGGAGAAAAAATAGACGACTATCAGCTCCAACAAAGAGCTGAAGATTATGATGGTGTTCCTCGCGATGTTGTTTTAATAACAGCTGGCGTTGATGTTCAGGACGATAGATTAGAAGTAACCATAACAGGCTTTACCAGAGATGAGCAAGTTTACATACTCGACCATAAAGTAATTTATGGAGATCCATCTGGTACTGAACTATGGGAAGAATTAGATAAGATATTGCTTGAGAAATATCCGCATCCAGTGGGTATAGATCTTGATATAAAATCTACTTGCGTAGATAGCGGCGGACATCACACCAATAGTGTATATACATTCTGTAAACAAAGGATGAGCCGCCGCGTTTATGCAATTAAAGGTGTAGGCGGAAAAGATAGAGCGATGGTTGGGCGACCATCTAAAAGCAATATAGGAAAAGTAAATCTATATCCGTTAGGCAGTGATACTTTAAAAAATCATGTTTACGGTAGATTGAATATACAAGATGGATCTGGAATGATCCATTTTCCAAAACACTTAGACGAAGAATACTTTGCGCAGCTGACAAGTGAGGAACGCGTTACTCGTTTTGTTAGAGGAGTAAGGAGATCTGAGTGGGTTCAAAAAAGAAAAAGAAATGAAGCGTGGGATTGTCTTTGTTATGCCTACGCAGCGTATTCATTATTAAATGTAAACTTACGCGTACTGCATGAGAGATTAAACCGTGCGGCAAAACCCAAAGATCAACCAAAAAGAAGAAAGATGCGTCCAACAAGACGCGGACAAAATTGGATGGATATATAATGGCTTTAAATGTAAAAGATCGAGTAAAAGAAACTACAACCACTACTGGTACAGGAACAATAACTTTAGCAGGAGCTGTAGATGGTTTTCAAACTTTTAGTGCGGTTGGTGATGGCAATACAACCTATTATTGCATAACTGACGGATCAGGAAATAACGCATGGGAAGTTGGTATAGGAACTTATACTGCAAGCGGTACAACTCTTGCTAGAACAACAATATTAAGTTCAAGTAATTCTGGCAATGCAATTAATTTAGGCACAGGAACGCATAATGTTTTCACTACTTACTCTGCTGAAAAATCAAGCTTTAGTGATGCTGGCATTGAATTACCATACAATGTTTCTGGCGATACAATAGTTGCTGGTAATGGCGTTGGTTTAAATAGTGATGGAACTGTAAGTAAGATTAAAGAAACAACATCTTACAATACTTCAACATCAACTCTTGATAGCGCAGGAAATAACCAAACAAGAATTTTAGGACAACACTACGACCAAGACAATAATGTAGTAGTTATATTTTTTAGAGATGCCAACATATACCCTAGCGCAATTGCTGGATCAGTTAATACTTCAACTGGTGTCATCACTTGGGGAACTAAGATTGTTTGTAGCTCTAACACTTGTTATACCAATGACGGCTATCAATGTTTAACAACAGGAAATCACTCTGGAACTTTTAAATATTTTTATACTTATAACAGGGATAGTTATTATACTCGTATATGGAGTGGATGGTTTACTGCAAGCGGCACTACTTTAACAATGATGAGTGGCAGTGAATACCAGATGTCATCTTTCGGCAATCAGGTAACACAACGAACAGTCATATCTTGTTATGATAGAAATCAGCAAATTTTACTTGCTCAATATCAAACAACTTCTAGCGGCGGTCAAGCTTACTATAATCTTGGTTGGCTTCAACCAACTAGCACAACTTTACAAAGATGGAATGGCGGTGGATGGGGTTATGAGCAGCAAGGCGGTGGCTTTAAAAGTGGTAAGCAAATTTGGATGTGGTATGACGACAATGCTAATAGAGTTCTTCAAGCATTTACTGCTAATAGTGATAATGAAGTTAAAGTTGAAAGAGCTGACGCAAATAGCGGTTATGGCACTTATGGTTGGCAATATGCGGAAGATATAACTTCTTATTCTGGAACATCAAATGTTATTAGTGTTGTTTACAATGATAGTATCAGCAGATCAATTATAATTACTCAGCATGAAAGTTCACCTTATGAAATACAAACATCAATGTTGGAATGTTCCAGTTCTGGTTCAAGCTGGGTAACAAAAACAAATGACAATACTTCATTATTTCCTGCCATAACATCATGGTCTTATGGAACTTGGAATAGAAATTGGTTAGCGTATCTCAATGCAGATGGAAAAGTTTATCAATCTTTTAAAGATACAACAGACTCAAATAAATGGAAAGTAAACGCCATAACTTGCGATATATCTTCAGGTTTTTCTTCTAGTATTCACGAAATTACGAGTAAAGAAAGTGATATGGTGAATTCAGGATATAATTACGCCTATCTACAATTAGCTGGTAATTATGATTTTGTTTGTTGGTATCAGACAAGTTCTTATGACATTGAATGTTATACTGGTAAAACACAAACGACTTCAAATATTGGTGATTATCTTGGATTGGCTATTGATGGTAATACATCTGGAAACCCAGTTAGAGTTTCTTTAGATGGAAGTATTAACAATTCACAAACTGGATTGTCGCAAGGAAGCTCAATATATATTGCTAATGATGGAACAATAGGTTCTTCTGGTGATAGAAATATTGGAACAGCTATGTCAGCAACGAGTGTTAGATTACACGCTCCTAATCCAAATGAAATGACTATAGTTGCTGGTGAAGATTTAACTAAAGGTCAACCAGTTGGGGTAGGATCAGCTGGAACAGGATTTTTAGCTAAAAATGTTTTATCATCAACTTTAAGTGTTGGCGAAACAATTGAAGTTATACCAAACGCTCAATTAAGCGCAGAAGAAGCTCAAGGCAATCAGGGCGCAGCATATATTGGAAATAATAAATGGGTTGTTACTTATCATAATAATTCAAACTATCAAGCTTGTAGGGTAGTTGAAAAATCAGGCAATAGTTTTACTTTGCACACTGAATTAGTTTTATACAGTAACTCTAATTGTGGAGCTGATGTTGATGTAGGTAAAAAGAATGATGGCACTCAAGCTATTGGCATTGGTATAACTAGGCACAGTTCTAGCCCTGCCCAACTTTATATATATACTTTAGCTGATGACAATTCTTTAACTTACCAATCTACTTACACTGCGAGTTCTTCTTATAGCCGTAATGACGGCAATAACGATATGTGTGTTGTTAAATGGGTTGATTGCACTGCAAGAACAGTATCAGGTGTTACGACATTAGGTTCATTTGTTTTTCTTACATCTTATGCTGGAATACAATGGTATGATAGCAGTTATGCTTATTTTATAAATGTCTATTTTAGCGCATCGGATTATACAATTTCAGGAGTGGCAAATTCTATAGGATCATCAGGTATTCAATATTATTGGACTAGGAAAAATCAAGTTAGTGTAGCAGAAAACCCAACACTACCTTATGTTTATATCGCAACTCCTAGACAATTTAGAAGCGATACTTGGGGAATATATAAAATCTATTGGAGTAGTGATACTTCACATAGTTTTAATAGTACTTCTTTTGCTGCCAATCAATCAAACGATAGTAGTCAATGTGGTTTAGGTTTATTTACTCGAAACATAGAGGTCAGCGGAACAACTAATTGCTATATATATTTATTTTCTAGGTATGGAACGATAGTGGATTTCCAATTATATTATGATAGTGATACAAACACTACTGGTAATACCACTCCATCAACAGTTGGTAATACGACAGAAATACAAACAAGTTTAAATAGTAACAGTTTACCAATAGATGTTTTTTACGATAGCGTAGCTGATAAAGCAATTCTTGCTTATTCTAATGGAATTAATAATGATTTTGATATTCACTATGGAGTTTTTGAAGTTACTAATACAAGCCCTTATTACACTAACCCAAGTAACTATACAGATAATTACTCTGGCTGGGGTAGAGAGGGCGGTTACAGAATAGCCATGAGATTTGCTGGTGGTGATATGGCAAACAACACCAGATCAATATATAATAATTTCAATGACAGCGCTTATGGAAATGGCAAAAACAATCTTAAATCATTTGGTATTTTAAGAGAAAACTATGCTGATAATTTTCTTGGAATAGCTCAATCTGATGTTACTGCTACAAATTCTGTTGTTTTAAAAACTTATGGCAATATTGACAGCAATCAATCAGGTTTAACAACTGGTCAATTAGTGCTGTTAAATAAATCAACTGGAGCTATTTCAACAGGGCAATCAGTTTCTTCGACTGTTAAAGAAGTTGGAGTATCAACAGGAACGACTAAATTTATAATAAAAGGATAAAAAAATGAAAGTTATAACATGGAACAATGAAAAACCAGATGATGTTACTCCAGAGGGAGTTAATCCAAATACAGACGAGGTAATTCCAGAAATAAGAAAAGTCATAGCAAATTTAGCTATTTATTTTCTGACTGATGACGCTGTTATTGATATGGGTGAAACGCAGACTGTTATTACTGATAATGGTCAAAAAGTAATAATAAGTGATGTTAATAATACTAACTGCTTATTATATGAAGATGTTAACGATTACCCAGATGTAGAATGGCATGGTTATAAATATTACTATACATCTGAAAATGGATGGGTTTTAAATGACGATTGGGTTGATCCAAGAGTAATTGATGATGAAGTAATAGAAGAATAATACAATGTCTTATGGTTTTACTTCTTTTGCAGAAGATACCTTTTCTGCTACTGGTTCAGTTGCAGTACCAGTTGAAGTAACAACTGGAGTTGGATCTTTAAGCTTATCAGGAAAAAGCACTACTATAGCTACTGGTATAACTTTAACATCTGGTGTTGGTAATTTAACTTTATCTGGTCAATCGGTTACAGAAAATACTGGAGCAATAGAAACTCCAAATGTTGTAGCGTTATCAATATCAGGTAAAGCTACAAGCATAGCAGGCGGTGTTAATGTTACTGCTGGAGCAGGATCTTTATCTTTATCTGGCAAAGCAACATCACTTGTAATTGGTAATGTTCTTGCAGCTGGATTAGGAACACTAGATCTAAATACTTTTGCTCCAAATATAGAGGATGGAGATAGTATTCCAGTATTTGCAGGATCTCTTTCTGTATCTGGTAAATCTGTTACCAATGTAATTGGGCAAAACGCTCAAGCTGGTAATGGATCTTTAACTCTTACTGGTCAAAGTGTAACCGAAAATGCTGGTATAGATATAACGCCATCAACGGCAAATTTATCTTTATCTGGTAAAGCTGTTACAGAGAATACTGGAGAAGTTGTTACAGCTGGCGCAGGCAGTCTTAATCTAAACACTTTTGCGCCTACATTTGATGTTCCAATTAATGTTACAGCAGGAACAGCAACATTAACAATTGATGGTAAGGCTTGTACCTTACTTATTGGAGTAAATCCAACTGCCAATAATGGCAGCTTAAATATTAACGGACAATCAGCATCAACGGTAACTGGAAATGTTATACCATTAAATGCTGGATCACTTACATTAGATGGTAAGCAAGCTGAGTTCAATGAGAACGAGATTGCTACTCCTGCTACAGCAAGTTTAACGCTTTCTGGTAAGCAAGTAACAGTTAATGATGGTGATAATATACTAATTACTGGAGCTGGTAATTTAACATTAAACGGTCAAACAGCTTCAATAGAAATAGAAGTGAATGTTACAGCAGGAACAGGATCTTTAACAATAACTGGGAACACTGTTTCAGTTACAACAACAAGTGGCGGCACTGGTGGCACTATTTTAGTCAAAGATGACAGAGTAAAAGTAGTTACTATAAACCGCACGATTAACATAGCAGCTTAATTTAGGAGATTAATTATGGCAGCAGGATCATGGACATTTTATAATGATTTCAAAGAGCATTTAGCAAAAGCAGATGTTGATTGTAATTCAGATACTTTTAAGTGCGTATTAATGACTAGCTCATATACGCCAGCAGCAACACACTCAACTTTGAGTGATTTAACAAATATTGTTACAGACTCGGACTATTCAGCACAGACACTAGCTAATATTGCTGTAACAGAAACAGGCGGCACAGTAACTTTCGACTGCGACGATATAAGCTTTGGAAGTTCCGTTTCAATTACAGCTAAGTATGCAGCAATTTATGATGATACACACGCATCAGACGCATTAATGGCTTATGTTGATTTAGATACTGGCGGCGGATCTGTTTCAAGTACAAACAGTACATTCCAAATAACTATAAACGCATCTGGAGTTTGGACACTTAGCGGTTAAGGAGTAAAGCAATGGTTAAATCACCAAATGCCGTTGCCTTACAACCTCAAGTTGATGCCACTAAGAGTTCAGCTGCAATACTTGATTATGCTTTTAACTGGTCAGCTGTAATAAATGCTTCTGAAAGTATAACTGGAAGCACTTGGGCGGTATCTTCAACAGATCTTACTGTAGTATCTGATAGCACTAGCGGCACGATTACTACTGCTTTTATCTCAGGCGGTAAGGACGGTTATTACTACGAATTGAAAAATACGATAACGACGGATCAGTCGCGTACTTTCGTTCGCATATTTACTTTAGGAGTGCAGGCAAAATGACAATAGGCGATTTAGGAAAAGATTATGTAACAGTTGAGCCTACTGAAGTTTATGCAGGCAGCACTTGGCGATGGAAAAAAGATTTTTCTGATTATCCAGCTGGTACTTGGTCTTTAAATTATTATTTTAGAGAAACAAAAGGGCGTTATTCTTTTAACATAACAGCGACTGCTGACGGCACGACACATAAAGTAGATTATGCAAAAACAGATACTGATGATATTGCTCCATCCATTTATAGCGGACAAGGATGGGTTTCTTATGGATCAGATAGATTTATAGTTTATGAGGGAAATCTTGAAGTATTACCAGATTTTAATCTCCAGAATACAGGACAAGATTTAAGATCTCATGCTGAAAAGGTATTAGAACAAATCAAAGCAGCGTTAGAGGGAAAATCTTTTGTTGATAGCAGTTACTCAATAGCTGGAAGAAGTATAACAAAGCTTACTCCATCTGAATTAATTGAAGCAAAAGACTATTATCAACGCATTGTGGTAGCCGAGCAAAGAAAAAATCGCGCACGGAGAGGTTTAGAAACAGGACAAACAGTTCGCTTTAATTTTAAATCAGGATTTTAGCTATGGCATTTTGGGATCGGTTCACAAAACAAAAGAAAAAAAGCAAAAGGCATTTTACAGGAACTAACTCTGGTCGATTATTTAATGATTGGAAAGCATCATCATCTTCACCAGATGCTGAACTTGTAAATCTTAACATTATGAGAAATCGAACAAGGGATCTTGCTCGAAATAATCCAATCGTTCAAAGATATTTTCAAATTTTAAAACAAGGTGTAGTTGGTAATCAACAAGGTTTTAAAATAATGGTTCATTCAAGAGATAGTGATGGCACTCTTGATGATTTTGCAAACGATCTTATTGAATACCGATGGTATAACAACTTCTGCACTAACCCAGAAGTAAGCGGCAGATTTAAAATGCTGGATATTTATAATATGGTGTTAGAGGGTTTAATCAGAGATGGCGAAGTAATGCTACAGCTGATTAGGCAACCATCTGGATTAAAACTTAAATTTTTAGAACCAGATTATCTTGATAGTCGATTGAATAAAGATTTAAGTAATAATCGTGAAATAAAAATGGGTATTGAAGTTGATCGATTAACTGAAAAGCCATTAGGTTATTGGTTAACAAATACTCCTTATGCGCAATCAATACCAGATACGCAGTTAACAAACTCAGTAAGAATACCAGCTGAAGATGTTTTACATATTTTTCAACCACAAAGATTCGGTCAAACGAGAGGTTATCCATATAAATTAGCTTCTACAATGACTGCAATTAAGTGGCTACAAGATTTTAGATTATCAGAATTAGTTGCTTCAAAAGCAGCTGCATCAAAAATGGCTTTTATTAGAACTCCAACTGGTGAAGATAATATTGCTGAAAGCTATTTAGATGAAGATGGATATATGCCAGCAATGAATTTTGAGCCAGCTACAATAGATGTATTGCCGCATGGAACAGATATTGAATTTGCTAACTGGAATCATCCAAATACAAATGTTGAAAGTTTTGATAAAGCAATGTTAAGAACTATTGCAAGTGGTTTAGGTGTATCTTATGCCAGTCTTTCAAACGATTTAACACAAACAAGTTATAGCAGCGCACGCGTTGGATTATTAGATGAGCGTGATGGATTTAAGATGCTGCAAACATTTATTATTGAGCATTTCTGTAAGCCAGTTTACAAAGCTTGGTTAGAACAAGAAATGACAACTGGTAATATTAATTTACCTATTGATAAATATCAAAAATTTGCTGATCCATGTGAATTTTCTGCTAGAGGTTATCATTCTGTAGATCCTTTAAAAGAAATGCAAAGTAATCAGCTTGGCTTAAACAATGGTTTACTAACCATACAAGATGTACTCAATCAATCTGGAAAAGAGTTATCGCAACACTTCTCAGAATTAGATGCGCAGCAAGCCCTCGCAGAAAAATTTAATATTGAGTTAGCTTATGAACCTTATGGCACAAAGTTTAATCAACAAACTGGAGAGCCATTTAACGAAGATGAAAATCAAGAACCATCTCAGGAGAATAATAATGAGTAATGAAACAGAAAACGATGAATTAATCGTAAAAGATATTGAAGTAAAAAACGACATTATAGAAGAACTAGATGTAGTTTTTGAAGCAGATGAAGATATGGAGCTTCGACTTAATGAAGAAGAAGAAACCAGATCAGAAGAAAAACAAGAAGAACAGCTCGAAATGCGCGATGCTGTTTTTCCATTAGAATTTAAGAGGGATGAATCAGATAGTCGTACTATAAATATGAGCATATCATCTGAATCACCAGTTATGAGAAGCTTCGGATTGGAAGTCTTAAGCCATCGTAACGAGGACATCAATCTTAATCGCCTAAACAATAAAGCTCCTTTATTGTTAAACCATGATGCTGAAAGGCAGATTGGCGTTATCGAGAATACTTACCTTGATGAAAGTCGTGGCAGACTAAATGCTAGTGTTAGATTTGGAAGATCTGCACTCGCGCAAGAAGTATATGATGACATAATAGACGGTATCAGGTCGCAAGTATCGATAGGTTATTCCATCGATAAGCTTGATAGAGTCGATTCTGACGAATATGAAGAAGATGTTTTTAGAGCATCTTTTACTCCACATGAAGTCAGTATTGTGAGCATGGCAGCGGATCAAACCGTTGGCATTGGTCGCAGTTTATCATTTAAAAAATTATCAAATACGGAGATCAATATGACACAAGAAGATAATAATAAGGAAACTGTAAATCAGGATGAGCAAATTAAAGTTGCTACAACTGAAGCAGTTAAAAAGCGCGATAAAGAAATTAGCGAAATTTATGCGTTAGCTTCTCGCCACAACCAAACTCCACTAGCTCAAAAAGCAGTGGCAGAAAACCAAACTATAGATCAATTCAGAAACTTATTACTTACTGAAATAGAAAATAAGCCAATTGAAACTAAAGAGATTGGAATGACTGAAAGAGAAGTTGGATCTTTCTCATTAGTTAGAGCAGCTAAAGCTGTAGCTGGTTTAATTGATAAAGAAGAAGCAGCTTTTGAAATGGAAGCATCAAGAGAATATGCTAAATCTATTGGTAAAGAAACAACTGGTTTCTTTGTTCCAGAAGATGTCAGCAACGCTTGGGGTAAAAGAACAATGAATACCACAAATTCCGCTGCTGTAGTATTTGACGATAAGCAGTATGGAAATTTAATAGATGCTCTTACTCCATTTTCTACAATCTTAAATGCTGGTATCACAACACTAGCTGGAAACACTGGTAACATAACCATCCCTAGAGTATCTGCTCTTAGCACTGCTGCTTTTGTTAGCACTGAGGGTGGCGATGTATCTGCATCTGATCCAAGTTTAGATACTGTTACTATGAGTGAGAAAATTTTGGGCGCTCATACTGATATTACGCGTTTATTATTAAATAACGGCGGATCACTTTCTGTAGAACAAATGGTTAGAGATAACCTACTTAGAGCTGTTGGAGTTGCAACTGATAATGCTGCTCTTAATGGATCTGGTAGTTCTGGCGAACCAACAGGCATAGTAAATGTAAATGGTGTTAATACTACTTCATTTGGATCTGCTGGCGCTCCAACTTATGCAGAAATTATAGCAATGCAATCAGCTATTTTTGCTGACAATAAAGCTTTAGATAGTAATTCGGTTAAATATATTACTACTCCTGCTCTATTAGGCGCATTAAAAGCTACAAACACTACAGGAGCTGGATCTCCAGCTGCTGCAATAGATGGCAGAATTGATGGCAGAGATGTTCTAATTTCATCTCAAGTACCAGCTAACAATGTTATCTTAGGTGATTTCAGCGAATTTATTATGGCTACATGGTCAGGTATTGAAGTTAAAGTGGATGATATTACTCTATCTAAATCAGGTGGATTAAGATTAATCATTCTTGCTTCAATGGACTTTGCAGTGAAACATCCAGTTTCATTCTGCGTAAGTAGTTAATAATAACAATGGTTCTTAAAACAACCGACTTTTTTGGAGATGACGCGGAGCAATCCGCGTCATTAAAAACTATGAAAATAACTGTACTTAAAGATATGCGTGTTGAGGGAAAAGTTGTTTTAGCTGGTAAAACAGTTGAAATAAATGATAAGGACGGAAGATACCTTATCTCTCTTGGAAGCGCTACAGAAGCAAAAGCAAAAAAAGAAAAATCTGATAAATCAACAAAAGATCTGGAAACAAGATGACTAAAATAAAACTTCTTGAAGATCTTACTATTGGTTTAGTTGATTATTCTAAAGGCGATGTTCTGGATGTAGCTGGCGTTACAGCAGACAAACTCATTGATAGAAAAAAAGCAGAAGCAGCTGATAGCGATCTTGTTGTTGAAACTGATGATCCAATTGTGAATAATTACAGAGCGGATCAACCGTTAGAAGATAACAACGATGGCGATTAATTTAGCAGATGACGCTTTTATCGATTTAGATGATTTTGCTATTAATGCCACTTGGACAGTAGCAGCGTCGAGTGATAAATATGTGGTTACTGGTATATTCTCTAATGAGTATTTTCCAGCAATGGATGACTATGGAGTTCCAGTAACTACATCATCACCACAATTTACAATAAAAACAAGCAACATACCTACTGGAGCAAAGGTTGATGACACTTTAGTTCTGCCAGTAAATGATGTTGATACTACTTACAAAGTGAAAATAATTGAGAGGGATGGAACAGGAATAAGCCTGCTTCATTTACAGAAAAGTTAATGGCTCATGCTCGACAAACTATTAGAGAAAAAATAGTTACGAATGTAACTGGGCTTGGCTTAACTGGCTCAAATGTTTTTGACACTAAATTATACAATTTAACTCAAACCAACTTACCAGCTTTATGCGTATATGCAGAAGCTGAAAGTTCGGAGATGTCTAATATTACAAACAACACTTTAGACAGAAATTTAGATGTTGTGATTGAAGCTTATTGTGAGCAGAACGACCAGATAGAAGATACTCTGGACACGATATGTGAACAAATAGAAGAAGCAATAGGAGCAGATCCAACATTAACCGACAGCTGCGCATCAATAATCTTGATGAACACTGAAATTGATTTTACGAGTTTTGGAGAAAAGCCAGTTGGCGTCGCAAAGCTCACTTATACTGTAAATTATTTAACTAAATTTACAGATTCTAGCAACCCACTATAATTACAATGGAGATTAAATATGGCTTATGCAAAAGGCGTTGAAGCGGTTTTAAAAATCGGTTCAGATTCAATAGCTCAAGTTAGCTCATGGTCAATAGATGTAACTCAAGATACTGTCGAGTGTTCAGCTATTGGAGCAACAACAAAAACTTATGAAAGTGTGATGGTTGGTTGGACTGCAAGTGTCGATGTATTTTTTGACGCTGACGATTCAACTGCTCAAGCAGCTATCATAACAGCTGGCGGTGTTCCTGCTGGCGCTCAAAGTTCAGTAACAGCATCTTTCTATTACGAGGGAGAAACTGGCGGTGATAAATATTTCACTGGTTCAGCTTTCGTAACTGGAATTTCACCAACACAAGAAGCCAACGGCTTGATGACAACTACTATTTCACTTCAAGGTACTGGCGCTCTCACACAATCTACAGCTTAGTAAATGAGTATTCTGGGCGATCGCTTAATAGCGTTACAACAAGAAAAAGATAGATTTTCTTTTGATGTTGAGGGTTTAGGCGTTGATGGAAATCCATTGACTGTCTTTTTTACTAAATTAACTGTACGAGAAGATGAGCGGTTGCGCAAATTACATCCAAAGTTTTACCAAGCTGTAAGCAGTGGAGATATTCCTAGCTTTAAAGCTCTGGTGGATCTTATTTGTTTAAAAGCGGAAGATGAAAGTGGCACAAAGCTATTTGATGAAGCCGATAAACAAAAGCTGCTTGGAATGGATGTTGGTTTCGTAATGAATTTTTCTACAAAAATAATAGAAAAATTATTTGAAACTAACTCTTTGGAGCAAGCGGAAAAAAACTAAATGACGATCCGCATTTGTTATCGATATATGCACTCGCGGATCGATTAAAACAACCAGTCGAAGTTATAAAAGATATGACAATGGAAGAATTTATCCATTGGATAGCTTTTTACAACATTGAACAACAGAGAATAAAAGATGTCGCAAAAACTACAATATGAGTTATCAGCTAGAGATAGAACTAAAGCAGCTTTAAGATCCTTTAAAAAAGGTTTAGCTGGAGCAGGAAAATCTTTATTAAGCCTTAAATCTGGTTTAGTGGGTTTAGCAGCTGGACTAGGAGCTATTAGATTTGCTCAAGCTACAAAAGATGCTTTAAACTTTGGAGCGCAGCTTGAAATTACAAGCCAAAAAATTGGCGTAACAGTTGAATCTTTACAAGCTTTTCGTATTGCAGCAGAATCGGCAGCTGGAGTTCAGTCCAATGTTATGGATATGGCTCTCCAGAGGTTCTCAAGGCGTGTTGGTGAAGCACAAAAAAATACTGGTGAATTAAAAGGAAGCTTACAAGAACTAGGAATAGATCTTAAAAATGCAGATGGTAGTTTTAAATCTGTTGAAGAAGTATTGTTTGAGTATGCAGATGGTGTAGCGGCAGCTGGAAACGCATCTGAACAATTATTATTTGCCTTTAAAGCTTTTGACTCTGAGGGCGCAGTATTGGTCGGTATCTTAAAAGAGGGCGGAGCAGCATTAAGAGATCAATATAACAAAGCGTTAGAAAGTGGAGCAATATTGACTCGCGGAGCTGCAATGCAGAGTAAGGTCTTAAATGCTGAACTTTCTGTACAGGGCAAAATAATAAGCACTCAGCTAAAAGGACTGCTACTAGAATTTGGAGATCTTTTACTTCATGTAACGACAAATCTGGCAAAACTAACTACAGCATTTAGAAACTTCTTTAAAAGCGATACGCAAAAATTTATTGATACTATAGGCTCTATGACTGAGAGTGAAGTATTAGACAATATAGATCTTTACAATGAAAAGCTAAAAGAGCAGCAAGCTATATTAGATCAGTATAAAGATCAAAATGCGTTCCAAAGAATGTTAAGTGGATTTGACGAAGATTCATTTTTAAGTGCTGCAAAATCAGTAAAAGATTTTACATTAGTTTTAAAAACTTTAGAGGAAATGAAAAGATCTTTTGCAGAGGGCGAAAGCGGAGAAAAAGGTTTCTTTGGCGGATTAGCAGAGGGCTTAAAAAATGTTGAAAGAAATTTAAAAACAACAAAACAACTTGGAATGGATTTTGCTAAATCTATTGAAACAAATATGGTTGCTGCATTTGATTCAATTATTAAAGGCACAAAAACATTAAGCGAGGGATTAAAAGATCTTGGAAGAATATTAATTCAAGAAGCAATGAAAATGATTATCTACAGAATGATAATCGCTCCATTTACATCTATGTTCGGTGGGTTCTTAGACAACATAGGTTTATCAGCTCCGCCACAAAGGCAATACGGTGGATCTGTACAAAAAGGAAAACCCTACATCGTGGGTGAATCTGGAATGGAGATGTTCGTTCCTAATCAATCAGGAAGCATTATACCTAACCATAAACTCGGCGGATCTGGAACAATAGTTCAAAACATAAATATCTCAACTGGCGTTGCTGCAACTGTTAGATCTGAAATTATATCCTTGCTGCCATCTATTGCAGAAGTAAGTAAAGGCGCAATGATAGATAGTCAATTAAGAGGGCAGATCTAATGGCAATTACATATCCTCTAAGTATTCCAGATACAACAAGCTTTTCCCAAATTAATATGATGGCTAAAACAACTGTAGGTGTTACTGAAAGTCCATTTAATCAAAAAGTACAAGTTCAAAAATGGGCAGGAGAATATTGGGAAGCTGACATTGTTTTAAAACCAATGAAGCGAGCTGATGCAGAATACTGGATAAGTTTTATGATAAAATTAAAAGGATCTTATGGAACTTTTTTAATCAATCCAGATGTATTAGGTAATACAGCACGCGGCAGCTGCGCAACATCAGCTGGAACTCCAGTAGTTAATGGCGCTCATGCAGCGCAGAGTAATACTTTAAATATTACAGGCGCTCCATCAGGCGCTACAAATTATTTTAAAGCTGGCGATTATTTTAGTATTGGCAGCGGATCTTCAACAAGATTATTTAAAGTTTTGGATGATGCAAGCAGCAATGGTTCTGGTGAATTAGTTGTTAACATTTTTCCACAACTTAGAACTGCTTTAAGTGGTAGTGAAACAATCACCGTAAGCAATCCCAAAGGCAAATTCCGTTTAGCATCTAATGAAATGCGATGGCAAGTTTCTACGGTGTCAATGTACGGAATGGGCTTTACAGCAATAGAAGCGTTATAATGAAAGATAAAAATAAAAAAGGTAAGCGTTCTCATCGCGGAATGAAGTATGCTTGGATAGAAAAGATCCGTGAGCAACTTAATTTTGGTAAAAAAAGCAAACGCAAAAAAGCAAAAAAAGCTAAACGCAAATGTAAAAAATGCGGTGGAGCTAACTGTAAATGTAAGGTTAAATAATGGCTCGCACAATTACATTTGGATCTCAAATTGCAGATGATGAAGTCGAACCATTTTTTGCTGTTAAATTAGATTTCTCTGGAGATTTTACTCGAACATTTAGAGTTACAGTTGGAAGAACTGGTGAGGGTAATAAGTATTTTATTGATACTTCGCAGCAGCTTGAATTAACGATCGCCAGAGGTAATACAATTATCTTTGATACAAGTGATAGCAGTGTATCTTCTCATCCTTTAAGATTATCGACTACAAGCGATGGAACTCATGGTGGCGGATCTCAATATACAACTGGCGTTACAACATCTTCTACACAAACTGAAATAGTTGTCGCTGGTGGCGCTCCAGATACTTTGTATTACTATTGCAGCAATCATTCTGGCATGGGTGGTAAGATTAATATTGTTGATGCTCCTGCAAGAGTATGGACTGGTTATG